GCTTCATGCCAGGGAAACGGCTACGTGTTACGGCGATGGGAAACGGTTCCACCTCAGATGCCCACTCAGGGGCGATGCCACACATGGTTGCAGCTAGAGGGAAACCGCCAGAGCCATCAAATAAACTGCCGATTTTCATCTTCGTTTTCTTCCTTCCTATACGTATACCCATGCGTATACGCACCTATCTTCGTCTGCCTCGCAAAACCTGTTGCGCCCAATACGCTGGGTTACGGTAGCCTTTGGCTTTCCCGATAGCGACAAGCTCTTCAAACGTCTGCGCTCTCCCCTGCTCCATCCGAGCTTTTTTCTTTTCAGCCTCCACACGAGCCATCTCTTCAGCGGTGATTCGTTGGAGTTCAATCTCTTCACGAGCCTTGATTTCACGGGGGTGTAGCGGATATTCTGTCCCACAAAACGGACAGGTAGGTGCTGTTTTAAAGACCATGTAGCAGTTCGGGCAAGTACGAATGTAGAAGTCCCCGTTGCCATCCAGTCTGGGCTTCCGCTTCAGCGGTTCCCCTAGACTCCACACTCGGTCGTCGTCCGGCAGACCGATGCGGGTATAGTTACCGACACAGTCCACTATTTTTGCTACCTTGCCAGGCAGATATCGCATACAGCGCATCATCTGCTGTATTCCTAACGCTACGGATTCAGTAGGTCTGAGGAGGATACAGCACGTTACTTCATCGATGGAAACGCCCTCGGAGATTATTCCGACATTACAGAGGACGGTAAATTCACCCCGTCTGAAATCTTCCAAGACCTGTTTTCGCCGTCCTGCCGGAGTTCCAGCAAATAGAAATTCAGCCCTGATTCCATAGGAATTAAAAGCGTCTGCTGTTTCTCTTGCGTGTTCAACGGAAACACAATAGACGATACTCCGTTCTCCCGGAGCAAAGCGTTGATACGACTCAATGACATTGCCATAGACTGCCCTCTCATTCATCAGTTTTTCGAGATCCGAAACCACGTAATCTCCTGCGACCGTTCGCAGACCGTCTGTCTCGATTAATGTTGGAGCGTAGTACTCGTATGGAGCGAGGTTCTGATGCTCGATGAGCCACTTCACATCCACGCCCTCGATGAGTGTGCTGAACACGTCCCCTAACGGCTTTCCGTCTAAGCGGACGGGCGTTGCTGTCATGCCAACCGTCCACGTGTTGTAGTATTCAATCACTCTCATCCACGAGTTCGAGCGACTCAAATGCGCCTCGTCGGCTACGATAAGGGAGGGCTTTTCGTACTGTCCCAACCGATTCGCCTCGGTCAGAATCATCGCTACACGAGCGTTCTCGATGCCGAGATTACGAAACAGTTTTTCGTGCTGTTCTTTCAGCTCCTGTCTGTGTGTCAGCACTAGAGCCTCTCCCCTAGTCTTTCGTACCATCTCGGCAAACAGGTAGCTCTTACCCGCTCCGCAGGGGGCTACCACCAATGGACGGTGATAGCCTTGCAGGAAAGCGGATTGTGTCTTCTGAAATAAATCCTTTTGGTACGAACGCAGTTCCATATCTTAGAAAGGCAGCTCCTCGTCAGCGATGGGTGCCATAGGAGCGGGAGTAACAGCAGCGCCAGAGAACTTAGCGGGAGGCAGCTTGTCCTGATTCTTACGATTGATGCAGTAAGCGACCTTGGCGCTCATGTTGTTGTTGTACTCCTCGTGCTTAACACGAACTGCGCCAACCTTGCCGATCCACTGCTTGCCGGTACCCATAGCGGGAGTGGTGATGCCGAAGCTGTTGAAAAAATCGCCGATACGCTGATTGGTCTTCTTGGGGTCGTTCTGGTCGAGAACCAGATAGAACCACAGCTTGCTGTTATGACCGCTCACCTCGAAGGTGATTTCGTACATCTCGTTACCCTTGCTGGAGACCTTCTCCTCGACATCCGCAATGCGAACGCGATGGTCACCGGCAGGGATAATCGCGAAATCAGTTTCGGTGTAATCCTGTGCGTTGAATGTCCAATTTGCCATGCTTAAAAATCCTCCATAGTTAAAATATTCATATAGTTAAGTACGTTCTCTGCGTACTGACTATTGCCGGTTTTTCCGCTGTTGTATTTCGTGAGAGCGTCCGTGAGGTCGTGTTTGCTAACCAATTCAGAGAGGAAATCCAGACCTACCAAGAAGTTCCCATACGGGTCAGACAGGTCGGTCACGCCGAGACGCTCCATTCGTTCGCTGTGCCATTTAGGCTGCACCTGCATATATCCGTGGCTTTCTCCATCGTCGCCAACAACGTTTCTGAAATCGGTCTCCTGCCAGATAACAGCCAGGGCCAACTCGTAACGAATGCCCGTTTCGCCACAGGCCTTGTAGAGCAGTCTCTGATGTTCAGCATCCATAGGAATGTCGTCTCGGACGGGATCGTATTCCATCGGAGCAGCTTCGATTTTGTCGATAATCTGAACGACCGGTGCCTCCTCAACCACAGGTTCTTCTCCTGCACTCTTCAGGAGCGGATACAAGCCATACACGATGAGACAGATGCCGAGCAAGGCGAACAGAACGATGTTTGCAATGAACATCCGCATATACTTGCGACGGAATCGCTCCTCTCGAGTGAGGCTGGCGATGCGTTTGCCGATGTATTTACTCATCGGCTTTTACCTCTGTTTTCAGCAGATGAACGATTGCATCTCGGACAGCGTAGTCAGATATTCTGTCGCAGAGCTTCTTAACCGTATCCAACAGAGCCTCCTTGCGAAGCAGTTCGTCGTAGCGATCCTGATTAACCAACACATAGCCGACGCTATTCTCGAACATATTCATTTCTTCACCTCCGGTGCAACGAAGACATTTTCCGGCACACAGGCTTTACGCATGAAAATCTGGTCTTTAGCCATCAGGCTGTCATTGCCCTCCAGAACGAAGTACCACTGACGGTTTCCGTCCTTTACAGCAGAAGAAACGTAAGCCACGATGTTGCACAAGCCACAGACGTTGTTTCGGATCTTTGCAGGAATTGCAGGAGCGATGTAGTTCACGACCTCGCCGGACGGCAGAGTTTTCTCGAACATATCCTCCCAGCAGTTGAACACCACGTTGGTGTCGCAGAACGCAGCCTTTCGAACAAGATCCTTGACCTTCGTATATACATCGAGATAATACTGACGGATGTCGCCATTGAAGCCTTTCGTTCTAATCTCGACGATGTATGCATCGATGATGTCTGTCAGGCAGTCAACGATAATGTTGTCGTACTGCTTGCTTTTAGTTGCTTCGGTAAAGCTGTTCAAAAACTCCTTGAAGTTCTCGACAGGCTTAATCGTCAGATTCGGACGGTCGAAATTTCTTAACACCAGAGCGGAGTTATCGCTGCTCAGAAGCAATGTCTTGCCAGGAATTCTAGTTGAATTGATGGTCTTTCCCGCTCCAGGTGGACCATACAAACACATAACTGCCATTGTTTTTCCTCCTAATGTGTCCAACAGACACCCAATGTTTAAAAAAATATAGTTTTATTCCGCATATTCCCAGCGATAGCCGGCAGCGGTTTTTTGATTACCCCTACAGGCACTTACGATGTTGCCATCACTCTTGCCTACCGCACGACTAGCGGATCTTACCGTAGGATACTCAGCAACAAATTCGCCATCCAGTGTATATTGCAACACCCTTCGATTGTGGCGCGTATTGTTCGCTTGTTCTTTCATCGTTGCCCATCGACAGTTATCGGGGCAGTAGTTGCCGTCGTTGTCGATGCGGTCAATGGTTAAGCCATCTTTATAACCGTGAGATAATGCCCATTCTTTGAATGGTAAATAAGAGCGCCACTCTTCACATACCTCAATTCCGCGTCCACCATAATGATGGTAGTTTTGATTGTTGGGATTTCCGCATCTGTCGAGCATCAGTGTCCATATGCGATGCAGCCTTGTATGGGAATCTCCGTGTATGTAATGATTGTTTCTTTCTGCTCTTATACAACCGCAGCTATTACTCCGACCAGATTCTAGGTCGCCACCGACCTTCAGCACAACGTTCCCACAGTCACACTTGCACTCCCATGCAACTCTGCCTCGTCTCCTTCCAGCTTCGGCAATAACAACCATTCTGCCATACCGTCGGCCAGTTAAATCTTTCTTGGGTGGCATTATATCTCTCCGTTCATAATGGCGATATCGGTCTTCGATTTTGCAAGGTAAGCCACCGGGATCGGTTCGGTTAGGATTTTTGTCTCTGTGCAGTAGTCGCACGAATAAGCCTCGCACCGTTCTGGGGGGATCTCGCTGTTTTTGATTGCCTGGTATCTAGGCATGACTAGTTTTGCTTTATCCAGCTCCATATCCATGTCAATTTGTTCAAGCTTAACTACAGCGAAATGCGCCGGTCTTTCCTTGGTAATCAAGATAAGATAAAACGGTAAAACCTTCCCCGTTCTCTGCCGAACGAGTTCTACATAGGCTGCACCCTGAAGCGTATAGTTCCAATAATCAACCACGTTCTCGAACAGGTTAGGACTTCTGTGCGAAGCAACATATTTTAGGTCTACGATTCGTTCGTTTTCGCGATAAATGTCAAGCTTCCCTTTGAAAGGAACTCCGGCAATCTCGCCTGTGAAAATTCTCTGTTTCTCGCCAGATAGATATTCAACAATCAGCGGTTGTTTTAACGCTAGAGCAATCGCTTCGTCAGCCTGTGCTACATCAGCATACGGATCTCCGTTCTTTTTGAACAATTCTGCCCGGTTTTCCTCCACGAATTTATCCTGAGACTCTTTCGTGCCGGTCAGCATCTCGTCCACGTAAGATCCGAGCAGTAACGCTCTACCACGTTCTGGGACGTATTCGCCCTTAATTTCCGCTAGAGCAGCCGCTTCACAATGCATGAAGTTTTTTAGCTGACTTACGCTCATATATGCCTGACTAGCTTCCTTGCCGTAATAATTGCTTTCATTCAAAACCATGGTTCCAGCTCTGCCTCCTCTCTTCCGTATTCAACGCACTCCTCGCAATATACGAGTTCGCCTAGTCTGTAGAGGTAATCACCTTCTCTTATCTCTTCTCCGCATAGCTCGCACTCGCAAACCACGGGAGATTCAGGAGCGTTGGGACACCTTGAATCACACGAGATTTTTCTACAAATGTCGCAAATATTAATCACTCCTCTATTGATTTTTCAGAAATTTTGCGATATAGTATCATTCGAAGTTACTCATAGGAACATTGGAACAGCCACGCAGTATCGGAGATATCAAAATACTGGCACAGGCAGATTGTTTCGCGCAGCTTCCATTCCGAAAATCCACGTAATCTTCGGTAGGCTGCGTGTTCGCTGATACCGAGAATTTCAGCGAGGCCTCGATAGTCCAAACCATGTTTCTTCATTTCGGAAACAATGTTTGGATAGATAAAACGCATAAACACCACCTCCTTCTATGTGTCTGTCAGACACCTTGCTACCAATATAATTTCGTTTTTCGAAAAAAGCAAGACTCTTTTTGCAAGAAAATCATTTTTGGTGTTTTGAACATTTTTTGTGGTATTATTTGTTAGATATTACTAAGAGGTGAACAAAATGAAGAACGTTGACAAAGAGAAAGTTGCAAAAGAATTCGGTGTATATATACGCGAGGCAAGAGAAAAACAAGGTCTGCTTCAGGCTGACGTTGCAGATCGGCTCGGTGTGAGCCGAGCATATTATACCCATATCGAAGCCGGAAACCGTGATATTTACTTTGCAACAGCACTGGATATCTGCCGAATTTTGAAGCTGGACTTTGACGAGTTTGTAAAGCGCATGAAATAAGAAAACCCCGTAACCATTGAGGCTACGGGGTTCTTTTTATGGGTATCAGTATGCGTATGGGTATGGGTATACTTATAAGCCTTTCTCTCGGATAAATTCATCCAACAGGTCGCACACGATGGCGTTGAACGATGTCTTGTTTGCTTTGGCATATGCCGTCACCTTATCGAAAACGGTCTGCTGTACCAAGCCGTATGTGCGCTTCGTTTTGTTTTCATCGGTATGCGTATGCGTATCAGTATGAGCATGGGTATGCGTATCCGCAGGTTTTACTTCAGCAACGTGAGGGGCGTTCTTGAACTGCTCCTCTAAATTCAGACCGAAGCCACCTTTTTTATCAAGTGCCATTACTGCTTCACTCCTTCCAAGTATTCATCAATCATGGCATTGTAGTCTTTTGCTCCGTTCCCGTTAGGGTCGAAGTCAAAGATACTCATGCATCTGTCGTTCGCATCGGAGAGGGCCTGACAGCGACGGATCTTCGCATCAAACACCTTGGAGCCAAACACACGCTCCAGAACCTCTTTCTGTTCCAGGAACTCTTTTGCTGTTCTTGTTCTGCCGGAGTAGAGAGTCACCAACACGCCAGCGATGTTCAGCTCGTGGTTTGTGTACTTCTTAACGCTTGCGATTCGCTGTGCCATGTCGGCAGCTCCCTTGATGGAGAAGCCGTCCGTCTGCATCGGAATGATTAAGTCGTTGGCAGCCGTCATGACGTTGTTAAGGATTCCATCGAGACCAGGGTTGTGGTCAAGAACGATAAAGTCATAGTCAGCGAAGGGGAGAAGGGCGTTCTTCAGTGTCTCACTCTCTGCCAAGCCGGTCAAGTTCGCATCGTCCTTCACCATCAAGCTGTCGCTGGCGATGATGTCACCGACCTCCGTGTGCTGTACGCATTGCTGTGGGTCAACGCCCCTCGTGAACAGTAGGTCGTGGATTGTCGCCACACCATCTGATTCCGCTCCGTATACCGCTGTGCTGTTACGCTGTGGATCTGTGTCCACCATAAGAACTTTAAATCCCCGACGAATCAGGCCCGTGGCAAGGGCTAGGGAAGTGGTTGTCTTTGCTACGCCACCTTTTTGATTGCAAACTGCTATGATTCTTGCCATGATGTTGCCTCCTTATATCGGTATATGTATGGGTATACTCATCGGTATACGTATACGCATCCGTATCTGTATACCCATACTATCACCGCCCTCGGAATGCGTCAACCTTTATTTTATAATTTTCTTTATTTTTTCAACCATATTTTGATAGAAAACACTTGACTTTCAGATAAGGCTGACCACAATCATGCACTGGGTTCAGACCGGTAGGAGGGCAGAGTTCTCCCGTCGAAACGGGAGAAAACCAACTGCTACCACGAATCATGCTCTTGGGACGAGCCGTATAGGTTTAGTTGCCTCTCTCGTTCTTCAACAGCCATTCCTACATCCTTTAAGCAGGGCATCGGTAAATCCATCCAACCGACTAGACTGAGGTACCACACTGGATCGAGGAGTAACACCCTCGGCTACTATTGTAGCTTCCTCCGCTTAGCATATTATTTAATCACGGTGCTGTCAGCCGTGCTGACGACGATTCATCACAGGGGAGAGAGGTTCCCTAGAATCGCCGAAGTGTATTCAACCCCACTTCGCTTCGGTTCACTCAGTCCAACATTTTTTAACGAGGTTGTCATGGTGGGGGTACCATCCTCGATTTATTTAGTTTGGCTTGACAATCCCACGTAGCATTTGGTATAATATCGCCACGTGAAACAGGCAAGGCTTCGCCGCACCCTATACGACAGTTTTCGCCAAAAAACTTCATACAGCGTGTAGCTATTTATTTGAGAGAGGGTCTTGCATAAAAACCGATAATTTACCGTAGCGCCAACTACGGAACAACAAACGAGTCAGCTTCGGCTGGCTTTTTTGTTTCGCCAAAAACAAAAAGACCGACCAGGATACACACCTAGTCGGCCAGAAAATTCTGAAATAACCCCTTTTGCTATTGACTTTCACACCCATTTTGATACAATAGGGATATGAATAAGCCATATGCGCAAAGGCGCTGCCGGATACGGTGAAGGTATCCTAAGTTCCGCAACTCGTGTTACCAGCACTTTTGCGGATGTCGCTTATTCTAAGCCTCCGAGAAATCGGGGGCTTTTTTTCGTTTGTCGTTGTTGATAACTTACCACAATCTATCAGAATATGCAAGAGCAAATATACGAAGTTATCCACATATCTTGTGTTTTGTGGATAAATAGAAGAGAGAGACCACTTAATGTGGCCTCTCTTTTTTACAGATAGAACCCAACAGTCACCATTCTCTTCTCGGTGTTGTTGCGAGGGCAGAGGATGATTTTATACAGCTTGTCAGAAGGGGGTCTATAGGCAGCTCTCGCTGCGTAATCGCCGTACTCCAAGAAACTACCTGCGTTCACGGTTTCGATAGACTTCGTTCTGACATTCTTATTCTGTGGGTCATACACCAGATGCGCTCTGGCGTGTTCTTTCGGGTCGTGGTCATGACCGTACACGAGGAAATCGAATCCTTCCAGAGTGTCAGCGGTCGACCAACCTTTCAGGTCTTTTGCTCGGTGGGTGAGGAAGCCGACATAATGATACTGTCTGAGTTTTGTGCCGTTGCGCTTGCCGACGGCAATGTCGACCACAGCAAAGTTCTCTCTGTATCTGTCTTGAATCCTTGCCCAACAGCAAGCGTCGTACAGAGGATACAAACCACAAATTTTGGTCGCACGATTATGTTCGTGGTTACCACTGACCACAGCAATGATGCGATCCTTCAGCTCGTTCATCTCGTAGGCAATCCACTCTTTCTGTGCTTCGGGAGGCACAGTCTGGTAGAACATATCCGACTTGCTGTTGGGGATAGCCATTTCCATCATATCGCCGACCATCACGCAGTAGCGGTTAGGGGAGGCGAGGATTTCGGCTTTCAGCTTCTTCCACTTCTCCATATTGAACTGCCTGTTGCCGTAGTGGAGGTCGTGGATGGGATAGATTTCAATCTCGTCGAACTCGTGCGGAGTTTCGAACAAAATCGGTTTGTTATCAGGCTGCATGGCGCTACCTCACGCTTTCACAATGTAGGTCTGATACCCTTTGCTCTTCAGTTCTGCACTCAGCTTCTCAGCGTTCTCTCTCTTAGAGAAAGCACCAAGCTGAACTCTGTACAGCGTGTTATCGCTCGTAACAGGAGTTTTCTTGGTCAGCTTACCACGAGCTACCAGAACCTCGACGATAGCCTTTGCGCAGTTCTGGGCATATTTATCGGTCAGAATCACAGGCACATCAGTCTTGCTGTCCATGAAGCCAAGCTCCAACAGAACGGCTGGCATCTTCGTGTTTTTAAGCACGTAGTAGCTACCTTCCGCTTTCGGCTGGGAGCGATTGCCCTTAAGCCCTGTGTGGGCGATCAGAGCGTCGTACAGAGCGTTTCGCCACGCCACAGAGGTAGCAGATGCACCGGGCGCAGAAAACGCCATGATGCCACCGCCAGAGCCTCCGTTAACGCCAGCGTTGTGGTGAACAGACAGATAGAAATCCGCATCCCAGTTGTTCGCGTTCTTAACGCGAGTCTCCAGAGCAGGGTTATCCTTGCCGTCGTCGCTATCATCCAGACGGAGCAGGGAATAGCCCTCGTAATCTTTCAGATAACTCTCTACGTAATCGCAAATGCGGTCGTTCAGCCACCACTCGCGAGTTTCGTTGGGGTCAATCGCTTTCATGCAGCGCTTACCTTCGGTATTAATGCCATGGCCAGCACTTAATGCAAGCTTGAACATAGAATCTCCTCCTTCTTGGGGCGTGTTCTCTTCTTTACGGAGATACACCAAGATGAGGTGCTGAACCTTCCGAGAACTGGTCACCGTCTGACCGGCGAAGTCACACTGGCTAGATCCACCGCCATCCAACATAATTGCAGATTGCCATCCGGCAGCGAACAGGTCATCACGTAGCTTCTCCGGCGTTCTGGAGGCGCTAGAGCCATCTTTCGTGCAGTAGAGGGCTAGACGCCCCTGCTTGATTCCGATGGCGCTACGACCGCGAGAACCGCCCTGTCCGTCATCGTAAACGAGCTTCTCCAGTTTCTTGCCAGCCAGAATCAGAGGAGTACAGGCAATGTAATTCTGCCGTGTGGTTGCGGGGATAATCGCTTCAGCGATATCAGAACCGCTGTCCCACGAATAGCCGTACACAGTATAGGGAGGGTTAGCATATACCTTGCCGTCCACCTTCAGGTGGCAGTTCACCTTGCCGGTACTCATGTTGTACAGCGTTCCATTCAGAAGATAATCTGCCCCGGTTTCCTTTTTGATTTGAGCCAGCGTTTTGCGAGGCTCGTTAATATAGACCTGAACCCGCTGGATGTTCTCCAGCGGGATGGTCACGGCCACATGATTAGCCATTGGTTTCCTGCGCTTTCTTCTCAGCCTGTACGCCGAAATAGAACGCAATCACCACAGTGAACACAGTCAGGAACTGGTCTGCGCTCACACCACCAGTCACGGTCATATAAGCGAACACACAGGTCAGAACAACGGTTACAATGGATTTAACGCAAAGCAGATTTGCGAGTCTCTTTTTCAGAAGTTCCATATGTAGGTCTCCTTTCAATAGACGCACTGGTTGAGTGCCGCCCAATGGACGGCACTCTTGTGGTTATTCTCCCTCTTGCAGAACTGTGCCATCAGGATTCCAAACAAGCCGCATCATGCCAGCAGGCAA